ATGGACGACGAACGAGCCACCATCCTGCTCGTCGAGGACGACGCGGCGACGCGCACCTTCCTCGCCGACAACCTGACCGCGGACGGGTACGAGCTCCTCACCGCGGACTGCGCGCGAGACGCGATCCGCCTGCTCGAGACCAAGTACCCGGACCTCGCGCTCGTGGACCTCGGGCTGCCCGACCGCGACGGGCTGGAGCTGGTGCGCCACGTCCGCACGGCTGACGGAGTGGCCGGCCGGGTGGATCCCGGCCTCCCGCTCGTGATCCTGACCGGCCGCGACGGCGCCCTCGACCGCATGCGCGGGTGGGAGCGCGGCTGTGACGACTACGTGACCAAGCCCTTCGAGTACGGCGAGCTCCGCGCGCGGGTGGCGGCGCTCCTGCGCCGCGCCCAGCGCCGTCAGGGGCTCGGCCGGCTCCGGGTGGGGCCGCTCGAGCTCGATCCGCCCGCGCGCGACGTGCGGATGCACGGCGTGCGCGTGGAGCTCTCCCAGAAGGAGTAAACGCCCGGTACTGGCGGTATCGTCCGTCGCCGGCCGGGTAGTGTTTTCCCTGCGTCGAGCGGGTTTTAGTGTCGAGCGAGTGTCCGTCCGCGCCCGTGTGTGGTGGGGCTCATGTGTCCGTCTCGTACCCGCCGCAATCCTGGAGGGGTGCCACGGCGCGCCCGATTGCGAACAGGCAGGAGAGAACCCGTGACCACGTTCCGCGATGACCTCGAGCGCGACCGCCAAGCGAAGTCCCCGACGGTCGCGGCTGTCGTCGCCTACGCAGCGAAGCTCCGAGGGGTAGCCGACCACCAGACCGCCGCAGATCCCTACGCTCACCCATATCGTCCGTCGGAGGCCGCGGCACGGAAGCTCTCTCAGCGCCTCGGGCCGGATGGCGCTCTTGAGCATCTCGCCCGGCAGGCGCTCAAGGCCCGCACCGTCCAGGCGGAGCAGGAGACGCTCGCCAGTCGCGCCCAGGGACGGCATGAGCGGCACCGCAAGCAATCAGACCGCGACGCCGACCGGGAGCGGCAGGGACTCTCCCTCGGCCGCCGGCTGGATATGGCGCTCGCTTCTCTCCAGGTGATCTCCTCCGCCCCGGTCGGGAAGCCGACGGGGGACACGGTGCACGGCGGGGAACGCGACACGCGCCCCCCTCGGTCGGATGATCCGGGTAGGCGCGCGTCGCAGACCGCGACATTGGCGGTGAGGACGGTGGAGCGCGAGCTGGATCTGGCGCGCCGCCGGCAGTTGCAGCAGGTGGGCCGGTTCACGGACCGCGACGAGCGCCTCCGCCAGCTCGGGGGCTTGGACGCGGTTCAGGTGTCGGTCGCGGACCCGGCGCAGGGGACGCCGCGGATGGTCAGAGAGCGCCGGCGGGAGCTGGGGTTGGACGTCGAGACGGGGGCGTCGAACCGCCGGGAGGCGGCATGAGCGCCGAGGTTCTAGAGCCGGCCGGGGGGCCTGTTGCGGAGCAGGGCTTGGGTGCGCTTGCGGCGACGGTGAACCAGGAGCATGCCGCGGCTGAGCGCGCGGCGGGGTCGGCGTTGGCTCACGCGGTCGCCTCCGGGGGGGCGCTGGTAGAGGCGCAGCGCAGGGTCCCGGCGGGGCAGTGGTTGCTCTGGGTGGATCGGAACGTCGAGGTGTCCCGAGCCCGGGCACAGGTATACATGCGGCTAGCCGTTCACCGTTCTGTGCTTGATGCCTCTCTGAGCGTTACCGGAGCTGTCGCCACATTAGCTGGACTTCCTAGCGTAGGGCAGGGGGGGAGATATCCGCCAGTGCGGGAGGAGGTACGGCAGGCAGCGTGTCAACTTCGCGCCGAGGGGCAGCCGGTGTCGGTGATTGCCGAACGGTTCGGTGTCTCCATCGGCACGATCTACCGATGGGTAGATCCGGCGGCTCGTGAGCGGGCGGTTACAGCCGCTCGCCTAGCGCATCGCCGTCAAGGGGTTGCTCTGATCGCTCTCCGCGAGCAAGAGCGCCAGCGGGAGATCAAGCGAGCGGTTCGCAAAGCCGGCGCCGCAGTCGCCGAACTGTACGCCATGACCGAGCGGCAGCAGGACGTCATCGCCCAGGCGCACCGCGAGACCACCGACACCGAAGCCCGAAGGGAACTCAGCCTCATCGGTGAGGACCACCGCCGGATGCGAGACAGGATCGTCCGCGTCCTCGGGATCACTACATGAGCCGCTCTAGCAGCTAGTCGTCTGAGCCCCGTGTATCCTCCCGCGTGGGACATGGGCGGAGACGTATGCCCGCTCCGCCTTCTCGGTGCCCCGCGATGATTCAGCACACCTTCAACGCCGTGCAGGTCCGCGTCGACCCGCTCCCCGACGGTGACCGGCAGCTCGCGATCCTGCATCCCGATAGCGATAGCGATAGCGGCGAGGTGTGGCTGCTGCTTCGGTTGGACGCCGCCGCCGCGAAGGCGCTCGGGCACACGCTAATCACCGGGGTGGACTGCCTCACGAGCCACGATCCGACCAACGGCAAAACTACCCGCCGGCATTGGCCGGGCGCTGGTTGTCGGGAGGGGCGTCACCCGTGAGCGCCATCGATAAGGGGGGGCGGATGCCTCGAACACGGCGAACACCTAAAAGGGCCGGGGACTGGAAGCCCGCGTTCCTCCAAGCGTTCCTCGAGACCGGCCTCATCGTCGCCTCCTGCGACCGCGTCGGCATCGGCCGCACCACCGCCTACGAAGCACGCCAGCAGGACGAGGAGTTCGCCCTGGCGTGGGCGGACATCGAGGAGCGCGTCACCGAGCAGATGGAAGCCGAGCTCAAGCGCCGTGCTGTTGACGGCGTCGAGAAGCCCGTCTTCCAGGGCGGCAGGCACGTCGGCTCGGTGCAGGAATACTCCGACACGCTCCTGATCTTCGCCTTGAAGGCCCGGCGCCCGGAGAAGTACCGGGAGAACGTGAGGGTGGAGCATGGCGGCACGGTCCGGCACGAAGGCCTCGAAGCGCTCTCAGACCGGGAGCTCCTCGCCAAGCTCGCCGAGTAGGCGCCTCACTCCCGCGGAGCGCGCGGAGGCGATCAGCCGGATCTACCGTCGCGACCCGGTGCTCTGGGCCTCGGAGGTCCTCGGCGTTCACTTGTGGAGCGCGCAGTGCAGGATCGTGGAGTCGGTCCGCGATCATCGCCGCACGGCAGCGAGGGCGGGCGTGGGGGTCGGGAAGACGACGGCGGCCGCGGTGTGCGTCCTCTGGTTTCTCGACACCCGCCCCGATAGCCGGGTTATCAGCTCGGCGGTCACGTTCGCGCAGGTCGAGGCGGTGTTGTGGGCGGAGCTCCGCCGGTTGTGGCACGACGCCTCGAGCAGGCCAGCGGCGAGGAACCGGCCCGTCTTCACCGTCGAACCCTTGCGCACCCGGCATGAGCTGCCGGATGGCCGCTACGCGCTCGGCCTGTCCCCTGATCCTCACCGGGTGGAGGGCTTCCAGGGCCATCACGCCCCGAACATTCTATTGCTCATCGACGAGGCGTCGGGCGTGCATCAGTCGATCTTCGACGCGGGCACGGGGTACATGACGACCGCCGGCGCCCGCCTCCTGCTGTTGGGGAATCCGACGAGGCCGGACGGCGAGTTCTACGCCGCGTTTCATCATCGCCGCGACTCGTATAACCCCATCGTCATCAGCGCCCTCGACTCCCCCGGCATCACTGGGGAGGGGGTGCCGCAGGCGGTTCGCGACCGGCTTCCCTCCAGAGAGTCGATCGAGGATTACCGCCGCATGTACGGCGAGGGGTCGGTCATGTGGGATGTTCGTGTCCTCGGCCAGTTCCCCCGCCAGTCCTCCGACGCCGTGATCTCCCTCGGTGACGTCGAGGATGCGCAGGCCCGCGAGATCGAGCCGCACTTCAACGATCGCGTTGTCGTCGGCTGCGACGTCGCCCGGTACGGGGCGGATGAGACGGTAATCGCCGTCCGCCACGGCCAGCGCGTCCGGATCGTGGAGCGTTACGTCGGGAAGCCGACGACGCACACCGCCGCCCGGATCGCCTATCACTACGCGCAGTACCCGGCGCCGCACACGAGGATCGTCGTCGACGACGTCGGGGTCGGCGGCGGGGTCACGGATCAGCTTCGCGCCGAGGGACTTGAGGTCGCGCCCTTCAACGCGGGGGCGCAGGCGCATAACCACTTGAAGTTCCCGAACCGCCGCTCCGAGTTGTGGTTTCAGCTCGGAGCGCAGCTCCCCGATCTTGACCTCGACCCGGACGAGCAGCTCGCGGCTGACCTGACCGCCCCGAAGTACTCCTACGATTTGAAGATGCGCCAGGTCGTCGAGGCGAAGGACCGCACGAAGCAGCGGCTGGGGCGTTCCCCGGACCGCGCGGACGCGGTGATGCTCACTCTCGTCGAAGCCCCAACGATGATCGTGCCGGACCGGGGCAGGGTCGAGCCGATGTTGACCGCGGGGCTGCGCGACCGTCCGCTCTAAGCCCGAGGGGGTGACGCCGTGGCCCCCGGGCTCCTCACCGCCGCCGACCGCGTCCGCCAAGCCACGAGCGGGCCGCCGACCAGCGAGATCGGGACGGTCACCTACGGCAGCATCTCCGCCTTCCCCTGGACGTCGTTCATCGACTTGGACGAGCGGGTCCCGGAGCTGGTGTGGCCGCGGTCGGTCCGCACGTTCGACCAGATGCGCCACGACGCGCAGATCAACGGGCTCCTCCTCGGCACGACGCTCCCGATCCGGCGTTACCGGTGGATGCTCGACCCGAATGGCGCCCGCCCCGAGATCGTGCAGGGCCTCAGCGACGACCTCGGCCTGCCGGTCAAGGGGCAGGAGGCGGAGCACCGAGGCCGCTCACGGGGCAGGTTCTCCTTCGACGCTCATCTCGCCGAGGCGCTCCTCTCCCTCGTGTACGGCCACTACTTCTTCGAGCAGGCCGGGACGATCGAGGCGGACGGCCTGTGGCATCTGCGCAAGCTCGCACCGCGCCCCCCGTTGTCGATCAGCCAGATCGAGCTCGCGCCCGACGGTGGCCTGTTCGGCATCCGTCAGCTCTACGCCGGCGCCAACCCGCTAGATCCGTTCGAGCCGATCCCTGTCGACCGCTTGGTGGCGTACCCGTGGCAGAAGGAGGCGGCGCACTGGGTGGGCCGCTCGATGCTCCGCCCCTTGTTCAAGCACTACGTCCTCAAGGACACGCTCCTCCGCGTCGACGCGATCAACCACGAGCGCGCCGGGGGGGTGCCGTGGGCGGAGGGCCCGCCGGGTGCTGACCGCAAGCAGCTCGAGGACCTCGGCGCGATGGCGCAGTCCTTCCGCGTGAATGAGACGGCGGGGATGGCGCTGCCGAACGGCGCGAAGATGAACATGATCGCCCCGCCCAGGGGGAGCGTGACGACGATCGACTCGATCAAGTACCAGGACCAGCAGATGGCCCGTTCGTTCCTGATGATGTTCATGGAGCTCGGGCAGACCGAGACCGGGTCCCGCGCGCTCGGCTCGGAGTTCATCGACTTCTTCGCCCTGTCCCAGGAGACGATCGCGAAGTGGTTCGCCGGTGTCTTCTGCGAGCACGTCATCGAGGACTGGGTGGACTGGAATTACGGGGAGCAGGAGAACCTCGTGCCGCTGCTCACCTACGAGCGGGAGGATGACCCGTCGGTCGCCATTGGGGATCTCGTGTCGTTGATCGCGGCGGGCGCTGTGCAGGTCGACTCCGAGCTCGAGGATTCGCTGCGCGACCGCTTCGATCTGCCGGAGAAGGGCGACCCGCGCCCAACTCCGCCCCCCGCGGCCGCGGCGAAGCACCGCCATCCCGGCCGGGCCGCGGGCCGTGACCCGCTCGAGCATGAGACGCACGTCGACTTCCTCGGGCTGCAGGCCGCGTGGGAGACGCAGCTCAGCACGATCCTTGCTCACTGGCAGGGCGTCACCTCCGCGCAGGTCGAGGAGCTCCACGGCCAGATCGCCGCGGCGAGCACCCCCCACCAGCTTGCCGGTCTCAGCGCAACACCCGGCGGGGCGGATGAGCTGGCCTCAGCGATGCACTCTCTCGCCGATCACGGTGCGAACGCCGCGGTCTCGGAGGCCGTCGCGCAGGGCCGCCCGATCACCGCGCCGGACATGGGCGCCGCGAAGACCCGGTTGACGGCACGCGCGGGCGCGACGAGCGAGCTGCTCGCATCGTCGCTCTCGGAGGCCGCGGGCCGCAGGGCACTGTCGCTGACCGGGAGTGCGCTCACCCCGAGCGACGTGGCGACCCAGACCCGCGACTACCTCACCGGGCTCTCCGACCAGTACTTGCAGGACCAGCTTGGCGGCGCGCTCACCCAGGCGCAGGCCACCGGGCGACGCGAGGTGTTCTCCAAGAGCAACCCGACCGCGATCTACGCCTCCGCGATCCTCGATAACAACGTGTGCGTCCCGTGCGCACAGACCGACGGCCAGTACTACCAGTCGCTCGCCGACGCGGAGATCGACTTCCCGTCCGGCGGGAACGCCGACTGTGAGGGCGGCCCGCGGTGCCGCTGCAGCCTGATAGCGGTGTATGAGGCCGGGGACGTTCAGACCGTCGAAGGGGGCTAGCCCGTGCCCGACTATGTGACGGTCGAAGGCGTCGAGCTGATGACCGCCGGGATGCAGTGGCCCGCCCAGTCGGGCGACGTGACCGTCACGCTCGAGCACCTCGCGGACATCGCGCGCGCCGGCAACGACGACCCGTTGATCCGGGCCGCCCGCATGAAGATCGGTCACGGCCGGTGGCAGTTCACCGGTGAGCTCGGGGATCACGACCCGTTCTGGGGTGGCGAGCCGGCGTTCGGGACCGTCACCAACTTCCGCCTAGGGAATGACGGTGCGGTCCTGCTCGGGGATCTCGTGGAGGTCCCGGCGTGGCTTGCTGATGCCATCCCGTCCGCGTGGCCCTCAAGGTCGGCGGAGTGGGCGTGGGATGTGCAGACCGAGGGCGGGAAGCGCTACTCGGCGGTCCTCACCGCAGTCGCGTTGCTCGGCGCTTGGCAACCCGCGATAGCTGACCTCGAAGACCTTCAACGGGTGCTCGTTCAGGGCCCCGACGATCTGACACCGGCGAGCGCCGGGAAAGGAGACGGCATGCCTCAGGCGAGCGTCTCGGTTGACACGGTGTGGCAGCGCTTCAACTTCGACTGGACGACGAGCGAGCCGGTCGACGGGGTGGACACCTACTGGTGGTGGGCGCGCGACATTCGCGTCGACCCCGCCGAGGTGATCGCCGACGACGACGCGGGGAATCTGTGGCGCGTCCCGTACTCCACCGATGGCGAGGACGCCGTCGCGTTCGGCGAGCCGGTCAGAGTCCGCGAGACCTACGTCGACGTGCCCCAGCCCGACGCCGCTCCCCAGCCTGCCGCTGCGTCCGTTGCCCCTCGGGCAAGGGCGGGGCAGCGTGTGCTCGCCGCGTTCTCCGAGCGTCCCTCGAAGCCCAAGCCCGTAAATCCGGCCGCGTCCGAGCGGTCATCGACACAGGAGGAGCCGACCGTCATGGACGTCGACACCACGGTCCTGCGTCGCCGACTCGGCCTTGCCGAGGACGCGACGGAGGAGCAGATCACCGAAGCACTCACCGCCGAGACGCCCCGTCCCGACGCGCCCGTCCCGGCGCCCGAGGGGCCGACGCCGACCCCGGACCCGCAGCCGGTGCCCGATCCGGTCGTGCCCGGCCAGGCGCCGGCCGTGACGCCGACCGCCCCGGCGGCGCCCACTACGCCAACCCCGGCGACGGTGAGCGTCAGCCAGGAGGTGTGGGACGAGCAGCAGAACCGCCTCGAAGCCCTCGAGACCGAGCGCCAGGAGCGCGAGGTTGCCGCTGCCACGGCGCGCCGCGACGGTGTCGTCTCGGCCGCGGTGAACGACGGGCGGATCGCCCCGGCGGAGCGCGCGCACTACCGGGAGCTTCTCGACGTGGACGAGGCGAAGGTCACGACGCAGCTCGCGTCCCTGACCGCCGGGCGTATCCCCGTCGGCCGTGAGCGCGGCGTCCCGGCCGCGGCGTCCGGCGTCGATGCCCTCCTCGAAGTGTCCCGTCGCCGGATGGGCCACGCGACCCAGAACGGAGCCTGAGACATGCCCGTCAACATCTGCTACGAGCTGTTCACCGAGGTCGACGACGATCTCTCTGTCCGCGCGACGGCGAACGTCGTCGGCAAGACGTTCGGCGCGATCAGCGCCGACATCCAGTCCGGCCCGGCGGTCACCACCACGGCGCTCCCCGTGACGTGGGACGGCGGCAACTTCCAGGCCGCGACGTGCGGCGCCGGGGTCAAGGCGGACGGCGTGTTCGCCTACGACGCTCTCGCGGGGCAGTTGCTGCCGCTCAAGGCGCCCGGCAAGATCGTCCCGGTCACCGCCGGGGCCGCGATCACCGCCGGGCAGGAGGTCCAGTCCGACGCCGCCGGCAAGGCCATCCCGCTCGCAGCGGGTCGCCCCTGCGGCAAGGCGTTCACCACGGCAGCGGCCAACGCCGACTGCTTCGTCCGCCTCTACGCCTAAAGGAGGCGATCCAGATGCCCGATAACCCCATTCCGTACCCGCTCGACCCCGTTGTCGTCGGCGGGACGCTCATCACGCTCGACCAGTACGTCAACGCCCCGACGGTCATCACCCGCCGGGTAGCGGAGATCGCCGCCCAGCGGTTCTTCGCGTCGAAGGTGTTCAGTCCCGGCCCGGCGATCACCGGGGGAGCGCTGCTCTTCGAGCGCCCCAACCCGCTGCTCACCGACCTGTACGCCGCCCGCCGCACGCAGGAGATGGCGCCCGGCACGCAGGCCCCGGTCCTGACGTTCGTCAGGGGCATCCCGATGGTCGCCCGCCCCCGCAAGATCGGCGGGAAGTGGTCGCTCACGAAGGAGGAGCGGCAGCGCAACAACCCACGTCTCGCCGAGCGAGCGATGGTGCAGATGGCGAACACCATCACCCGCGACCTCGAGATCATGGCGCTCTCGGAGCTCAACGCGGTCGTCGCGTCGGAGGGCCGCACGATCGCGGCCGGTTCGACGTGGGCCGCCGCGGCCGCCACGACGTTCGGCACCCGGACGGCGGCGAACCAGCCGGCGTCCGACATCGCGAACGTCGTCTCTGCGGTTGACGTGGAGGAGCGCGGCCACGTCCTGAACTCCGCGATCTTCAACCCGCTCGACTGGGCGAACCTGAAGAAGATCTACGCATCGCTGAACGCCGGCAACGGGGACGCGAGCGCCCGCGCAGTGCTCACCGACAACGGCATTACCACGATCGACACGACGCCTCGTCAGCCGCAGGGCCGCGTGAAGCTCTACGAGGCCGGGATGGTCGGCACGTGGAGCAACGAGTTCCCGCTGACGGAGACGACATGGTTCGATGAGGAGACCGACATGACGTGGTGGTACCAGAGCACGGTCTCGCCGGCGTTCGCTGTCGATGACCAGTTCGCCATGCTCGAGCTGGTCGGCGTCTGATGGCCGCGTCGAAGAGCACTCAGCAGGCCGGCGACTACCTCGTCCTCGCGGTGGGCGCCGGGTACCGCATCGGAGGGGACGTCACGGCGTTCGCCCTGCGCGGCAACATCGTGCCCCTCTCCGCGGATGAGGCGGAGCGCCTGGCCGTGCTTGGCGCGGTCCGTGAGGCAAGCGCGGAGGAGAAGACCCGCGCGGAGCAGGTGTTCGCCGCGGCGGAGGTCCTGATCGACCTCGGCCCGGCGGAGAACCCGTACGGCGGCACCCCGCTCGTCGACCCCGAGACGCACGCCGCGGAGCAAATCGCCGAGACCCGCAGGAAGAAGTAGCGGGCGATGGCCGACAACACGCAGCTCAACGTCGGCACGGGCGGCGATGTCGTCGCCTCCGACGATGTTCAGACGCTGAACGGCCAAGCCTCCTCCGGGGTGAAGGTCGAGCGGACTAAGGTCACGTTCGGCGGGCCGAAGTCTGCGTCGGATGTCTCCGCCTCGAACCCATTGCCGACGGCGGATGGCGGGCTCGGTACCGATGGGGCGACCCCGCCGGCGCTGGCCGGGTCGGGGGTCCGTGGGTGGCTCCGCGCGATCTACGAGCGCCTGAGCTCCGGGCTGCAGGTAACCGTCACGAATCCGGCATCCGGTGGCGCCACGGAAGGCACCCTCGCCGCGGCTAGGCAGGATCTCGACACGCTCGCCGGGAAGGATGTCGCGACCGCCGCTCGGCAGGACACTCAGACGACGGTTCTCGGGGCCAGCGGCGGAACGGCCCCTCCGAGTGGCTCCGGGGTCATGGGGTGGCTGCGCGGCATCCTCGACAAGCTGAACGGCACTCTCGACGTTGGTGATCGATCCGGCCGGCTGCTCGGGCACGTCACGATCGACAACCCCTCGGCAACGGACGTGTCCACGCTCGCGAGGGACGCGACGCTCTCCACGGCGGCTGGCGGTCCCGGCTCGAGCCCGCCGGCGCTGACCGGCAACGGCAGCGGGATTCTCGGCTACCTACGAGGCGTGCTCGACGCGCTGCGCGGCACACTGACCGTCGGGGGCACCGTGAGCGTCGGGAACCTCCCGGCGACGCAGCCGGTCTCGGCGACGGGCCTCCCGCTCCCGGCCGGTGCGAGCACCGAGGCGACGCTCGCTGCTGCGAAGGCCGACCTCGACGCGGTGAGCGCCGCGGCCGGGGCTCAGGCGGACGCGGCGTCGGCGAACACGATCATCGGTCGGCTCAAGACGATCGCCGGGGCGCTGGCCGGGACGCTCACGACGGACGTCTCCGATCGTGCCGGGCGGTTGCTAGGCACCACCACTCCGCTGAAGTCCGGCGATCAAGCCTCGACGTTGACGGACGGACGGAAGGTCGTCGCGACTGCCGGTACTCGCGTGGCGCTCACCACGTCATCGACGTGCAAGTGGGTGACGCTCACGGCGTTGCACTCGAACACGGATGTGGTGATGGTCGGCGGTACTGGTGTCATTGCGGCTCTTGCCACGCGGGCGGGTATCTCGCTAACGGCGGGGCAGGCGACGACGATCCCGGTCGATGATCCGTCGAAGATCAACGTGGACGCGATGGTCTCGGGCGAGGGCGTGCTGTTCCTGGTGGGCTCATGAGCGGCCCTACGGTCAACTCCCCACCTTCGGCGGGAAGCAGTATCGGGACCGTCAGCGGGGAGACGGCTCACGTTCTCGTCACGCCGAGCGCCAGCGATGAGAACGGGGTTGTCGTCAAGGCGCCGAGCGCGGCGTGGGGTGCCGCGAGTGTGCCGTATGGCAAGGGGCAGGCGTTCATGCTGCTCAAGGAGGGCGCCGCGGGCGCGACGTTGCCCGACGATCTCGTGATGTTCCGCGTTGACCCCAGCGGTGCGATCGGATCGTGCGGCGGTATCCACTCCGCGCCCGGGCTTCGCGCTCGCGCTGGCTTCGTGCCCGCCTACGGGCTCCGCATCCAGCCGTCCATCGATTGCCCCGGCATCATCATCGACTCAGTCGCCAGCCCTGCGAGCGACTTTCTGCTCGTGCGCGAGAACGGCACCGGCAACCCGTTCCTCCGCGTCGATTCCAGCGGCCGCGTCACGTTCAACACGCCGCAGGCGCGCGCGCGCCGCACGACGAATCTGAGCCTTTCCAACGGGTTGCCCGCCCTCATTGCTTTCGATGCCGAGGACTACGACACCGACGCGATTCACGACCTCGTGACCAACACGACCCGGCTGACCTGTCGGACCGCCGGTGTGTACGACATCAAGGCGGGCGTTCGGTTCGCCGCCAACGCGACCGGCTACCGACAGGTCTACATCCAGCGGAACAGCAGCAGCGCCAACACCATCGGCGCCGAGCTACGGAACGCCTCCGCGGTCGGCCCCACCGACTTGAACGTGAGCACGTCCTACAAGCTCGCGGTGGGCGATTACATCGAGGTAGTCGCCACGCAGGACAGCGGCGGCGCCCTCGACCTCTCCGCGGCGGGCCCTCAGGCACCGGTGTTCTCAATGACCTACACCGGCCGAGGCTAAGTCGTGGAACCAATAGCCATCGACCCCGATCACCTGTTCGCCCGAATCGGCCGGCTCACCATCGAGAACGAGCTACTCCGCGTGGAACTTGACGCCCTACGGCCACCCGAGCCCGAAGCCGGAAGCACCCCGGGACTCATCCCATCTCCAGCTCGCAGAAGGGACGGTCAAGCCGATGACGCTCGCCTCCCTCCTTGAGCCGCTCACGACAACCGCCACGGCCCCGCCGTACGCCCCGGACCTCGGGGACGTTGGCGCGATCCTCCGCGCGCGCACCCTCGACAGCAACGGCGTGGAGACTGGCACGTTCAACTCGGACACCCGTCCCACTGGCAGCGAGACGGAAAGGCTCATCGCCCAGGCCACTGATGATGTGACCGACCAAACCGGCATCCAGATCCCGTCCGCGTTGTGGCGTCCCACCCGGTCGGTCATCGCCTACCGGGCAGCGATGCTCGTCGAGCTCTCCTACTTCCCCGAGCAGGTCGGGGCCGGGAAGAGCCCGTACCCGCAGTATGAGGCGCTCTACGCCGACGCGCTGACCCGTCTCATCGCCGCGGCCCGCGAGGCCGCGTCCGGCGAGGCCCCCGGCGTCGGGGACGATCCGGGCTTCGCGGTCTACTCCTTCGGCGGGCCGATGCTGCAGCCGGGCATCGGGATGCGGACCGTCTGGTGAGGTTCACGTTCGAGGCGCACGGCGAGAAGCTCATCGAGCGCGAGATCCTCCGCGTGGGGAATCGCGCCGCGGATCACCGTCCCGCGTTCGAGGTTGTCGCCCGGGCGATGATGGCGATCGAGCGCGAGCAGTTCGACGCCGAGGGTGGCCGCTCCGGCGGCTGGCCGGCGCTCTCCCCGCACACCGCCGCGGAGAAGACCCGGAAGGGCGAGGACCCGCGCGTCCTGCACGCCACGCTCGACTTGATGCGCTCCCTCACCGAGCAGGGCGACTCGAACCAGCTTCTCGAGATCCACGAATCGTGGATGGCGTTCGGCTCCCACCTCCCGTACGCGAGCATCCATCAGCGCGGCGGGAAGAACCTTCCGCAGCGCCGCCCGATCGACTTCAACGAGGCGGACCGGCAGGGCATCGTGAAGATCATCCAACGGTGGCTGATGCGCGGGGAGGCGGCGCTGTGAACCTTCTCGGCCCGATCCTCACCGCTGATCACGTGGAGCAGGCGGCGCTCGACACGCTCAAGGCGTGGATGCCGACCTATCTCGCGGAGATGGAGCGCCAGACCGGCCGGCCCGCCGGGTCGGTTCCGATGGTCAGGTCATGGTCGACGCTGAACCAGTTCGCGCACTGGACTGAGGATCAGCTCCCCGGCGTGATCCTCGTCTCCCCTGGCCTCGCGCAGCATCCCACGCGGAGGGGTGACGGGAGCAACTGGGCGCGCTGGACGCTCGGCGTCGGCATCGTCGTCTCCGCGAGGGACCAGCCGACGACGAACGCCTTGGCGAAGCTCTACGCCGCCGCCGTTCGCGCCTGCCTCTTGCAGCACCCGAGCCTCGGCGGGAAGTCCGAAGGATTGGGCTGGACGGATGAGCGCTACACCGACGTGCCCTCCGACCAGGCGCGCAGCGTCGCCGGCGCGCAGCTCATCTTCTGGGTCGAATACAAGGATGTCGTAAACGACCAGATGGGCCCGCCGTTCCCCGCGCAGCCATCGCCGACGCCGCTCACCGACCCGGGGGACGGGCCGGTGGTGCGCACCCACACGACCAGCGTAACCCCCCGATAGGAGGCCCAGGTGAGCAACGAGTATCGAGTGGTCAGCGACCACCCAGAGGACCTCGCCGACGGCCGCCAGGTCGGGCCCGGTGAGTTCGTGAAGAACGTCGACCCTGACGAGCCGCACAACCGTCGCCTCATCGACGACGGACGGATCATCGAGACCAAGTCGGCCGTCAAGGCCGGGAAGGAGAAGGGCGCATGAGCCTCCCCGGCACCGTCATCCGCAGCCTCGACCAGCCCCCCCCGAGAAGCGCGCCGACCGACACGGGCGTCGCGTTCGTGCCGGGGATCACGGAGCGCGGCCCGTCCATCCCGGTGCTCGTGCGCTCATTGAGCGAGTACGTCGCGACGTTCGGCCAGCGCGCCACCTACGGACCGCTCTACGACTGGCTCGACACGTTCTTCCAAGAGGGCGGCAACAAGGCGTACGTCAGCCGTGTCCTCGGCCCGGCCCCGGTGATCGCGCAGGCCACTCTGAACGACGGCGCTGCCCCGCCCGTCGCTTCGCTGATCGTTCGCGCGAAGAGCGCGGGGGCGTGGGCCAACCAGCTCGCCGTCCAGGCCGTGGCGGGGGGTGGCGCTGGGACGATTCAGCTCTCGGTGCAGTCGCCGGCCGGGACGGAGATCGAGCGCTCCCCCGATCTCGCTACGCAGCAGGACGCGGTCAACTGGGCGCAGGTCTCCACGAACGTCAACGTGACGCTCGGCGCGAGCGCCCTCCTCCCCGCAGCGGGGGCGGCGGTGGCGCTGACGGGCGGCACCGGGGATCACGCCAACGCACTGGACGCGCAGTGGCGGACCGCCTTGGGCGTGTTCACGAAGGACCTCGGCCCGGGGCAGGTGTCGATGCCGGGCCGCACCACGGCCGCGGCGCACACCGATCTGCTCGGGCACGCCCAGGCGAATAACCGCGTCGCGGTCCTCGACGCGCCGGACACTCCGACCGCCTTGACGCTCCGGGTCACAGCGGCGGCGCAGCGCTCCGGGGTCAACGCCCGCTACGGCGCGCTGTTCGCACCCTGGATCACGGTGCCGGGCGTCGCGCCGAACACCACGAGGACCGTGCCGCCCTCCGCACTCGTGTGCGGGGCGATCGCCCGGTCGGACCTCGCGAACAGCCCGAACGTCCCCGCCGCCGGGGAGAACGGCCAGGCGCGCTACGCGCTCGGCCTCTCCCAGGCGTACACCGACGCGGACCGCGGCATCCTCAACGACGCGGGGGTCGACGTGATCCTCACGAAGTACGGCGGGGTCCGCGTCTACGGGTGGCGCACCCTCGTCGATCCCGTCAATCCGACGTGGCTCGCGTTCTCCAACAGCCGCCTGTACATGGCGATCGCCGCCCGGGGGGACGCTATCGCGGAGAGCGAGGTGCTCAAGCAGCTCGACGGCCGCCGGCTGGAGATCGCGAAGTTCGGCGGCAAGCTCACCGGGATGCTGCTCGACTTCTACGGTGCCGGGTCGTTGTTCGGCGCCACGCCGGACGACGCGTTCCGGGTGGACGTCGGGCCGCAGGTCAACACCCTGCAAAGCATGAGCGCCGGCGAGCTGCACGCCGTCCTCGCGCTGAAGTTCTCACCGTTCGCGGAGACCGTCTACATCGACATAGCCAAGACGCCGATCACGGAGGTGCTCGCATGAGCCGCACCGATCAGTACAGCGTGAGCGTCGCCCTCGACGGTCGGGATCTCGGGATCTGGGACAAGCTGACCGGCGGGGACCTCGACTCCAACGAGACGAAGTACAAGCCGGGGGCGATGGGCGACGGGGTCAGCCTCGGCGGTAGCCGGATGGTCTCCGACGTGGTCGTCTCCCGGCTCTACGTCCTCGATCGCGACCATGCGCAGAACTCCACGATCCGAGCGCGCGTCGGGAGGGGCCGGGTGACCATCACCAAGCAGCCGCTTGACGTGGACGGCAACGCCTACGGCCGCCCGCTCGTCTACACCGGCAAGTTGAAGACGCTCAACTACCCCGACGCGGACAGCGAGGGCAACGCGGCTGCGCTGGTGGCGCTCACGATCAGCACGGATGACAACATCGGATGACCGTCGAGGAGGAACCCACCGCACTCACCGCGATCGAGGGAGCCAGTCAGATCGTCGACGGTTCCCAGAGCCTTCTCGATTCGGTCATCGCGAGCCGTGAGGAGATCCGCGGCGAGCATCACCTCGACCTCGAGGTCCCCGGCTACAAGGGGGTCCTGTGGCTCCGCTTCAGGCTGATCCCGTTCAAGCAGACCGAGCGGATGGGCGAGCGGCTGCGCCGCGAGAGCAAGAAGCTCGAGAGCATGACGCTGACCGGCGCGATCGACACGCTGATCGCCGGGTGCGAGCAGGTGATGCTCAAGGACGGCGACACGCTGCGCCCGATCGACCCGGCCGCCGAACCGCCCGTGAAGCTCGAGCAGCGTCTCGCGGAGCTCCTGCGCTTCGAGGCCGACACCGCCCGCAAGGTGGTCCGTGAGCTGTTCGGCAACGACTACGCGATCACGCAGACCGCAGTGCGGCTCTCCCGCTGGATGACGGACACCACGAGGGAGGTCGACGAAGACTTCCTGGGGGAAATCTAAGGCACGAGCAGGCGATCATCGAGGCCGCCCGTGTCGGCCTCGCGGGGATCGACCCGATGCGGTTCCTGACCACGCGGAACCCCGTCGAGGTGATGGTGATGCAGGCCGTCGCCAATAAGCACCTTGAGCTTGAGCAGAAGCTCAGCCGGTCTCGTGCCGTGGACATCGCCAACGCCTACACGGAATCCCAGAAGGGCGGTTAGCCATGCCCGAAGCTGACGCCCTTGACGTGATCCTCCGCCTGCAGGGCCTCCGGTCCTTCGTGGCCGGCACCCGGGAGGCTGCTGCCGGGGTCCGCGGGGTCGGGAGGGCCACGGAGGAGTCGAATCTCGCGTCGCGCAAGGCGAGCGCCGCGCAGGGACGCCAGGTCGGGGTCCTCGGCTTGCTCCGCAAAGCGTCGCTCGGGGTGGGAGGTGCTCTCGCTCTCGCGGGGGTGGAGGGCGTGAAGATGAGCGTCCGCTTCCAAGCGTCGATGGAGCGCGTCCACACGCAGGCCGGGGCGGCGCAATCCCAGATCAAGGGGCTGAGCGACCAGATCCTCAGAATGTCCGGGCGCTCAACCGCGCAAGGCCCGATGGCCCTTTCGAAGGGCCTCTACGACTTCATCAGCGTCGGCATGAAAGCCAAGCAGGCGATGCTCGCGCTGGGCCAGGCCGCGAACCTCGCCGACGTCGGGCAATCGAACCTCGAGCAGACCGCCGCCGCCCTGGCCGGCGCGTGGAAGTCGGGGATCAGCGGGGCGACGAACTTCAACATGGCCGCCGCGACGGTGAACGCGACGGTCGGCGCCGGGAAGATGACGATGCAGGACTACGTCGAGGCGCTCGGCACCGGCATCCTGCCCGCCGCGAAGGGCGCGGGGATCACGTTCAAGAACCTCGGCGCGGCCGTCGCCGTGTTGACGGATGAGAACTACAAGGGGTCCTCGGCGACCGCGCAGCTCGCTACCGCGCTGCATTTCATCACCGATCCGACGTCGAAGGCGACCAAGGCGTTCAAGGATCTGCACCTGACGCAGTATCAGCTCGCGGACTCGATCCGCAAGACCGGCAGTCTCCAGCCGGCGTTGAAGCTGCTGCACGACCGGCTCTCCTCGGTCAGTGACCCGAACCGCCGTGCGAGCGACCTGGGCGCGATCTTCCCCGGCGGCCGTGGCCGGGTGCTGCAAGTGCTGCTCAACCAGTACGACAACCTCGCGCAGAAGCAGAAGCAGATCGAGGGCACCACAAAGAACTTCGGTGACTCGGTCAGGCGAACCCACGAGACCGCGTCGTACAAGATCCACGCGGCGTGGGCGAGAGTGCAGGTCGGGCTCATCCGGTTCGGTGACATGCTCGGCAAGTACGTCGTCCCGATCATCGCCCGGGTCTTGCAGGCGGGCGCAAAGCTCCTCGTGTGGCTCTCCGGGATGCCCGGCCGGATCGCCGCGGTCGTCCACTGGTTCCACGGTTTGCCCGGCCCGCTGAAGCTCCTCGTGAGCATCATCGCGTCGATGGTTGGCTCCGCCGCGATCATGTTCGGCCTGCTCCGCGCGTTCATGGCCCTGCGGACCGGCATCCTCGCCGTCCGCACCGCCGCGACCCTGTTCTTCCTGTTCATGCGCGCCGCTCCCCTGCTGATGGGGCCGGTCGGGATCGCGATCTTCGCGATCATCACCGTGCTCTTGCTGATGGTCACGCACTGGAAGCAGACGAAGGCCGCATTGGCCGCCGTGTGGCACTGGATGACCGCCGCGTTCCACGCCGTCGTCGGCGCTCTCGTCGCCGCCGCAAAGGGCTACATCCACATCCTCAAGGCGGTCTGGACACCGATCTTCAACATCCTCACCTTCCCGATCCGCCTGGCCGCGAAGCTCCTCGGCGTCTCGTGGCACACCATCGGGCAGGGCGCGACCGACGCCATGAACTGGATCAAGCGGGCGTTTACCAACGTCGTCTCTTGGCTGGGTGGCGTGATCGGGAAGTTCGCTTCGATCGCCGGCTCCATCTACAAGGCGTTCACCGGTGCTTTCTCGGGGCTCGGCGGATTCGTCGGTGGGGTGTTCAAGGGCGCGATCAACATCGCCGTCGACGTCGTGAACTTCCTCATCCAGCAGCTCAACAGCCTCTCGGACTTCATCAAGAGCGCCTCGAACATCAAGCTGGCCGGGGTGGCGGTCACTGCCGGCGGGGTTGACCTCGGACACATCGGCCAGATCCCGCACATGGCGCTCGGCGGCACCGTGACCCATTCGGGGACGGTGATGGTCGGCGAGCGCGGCCCCGAGCTTCTCCACCTCCCTCCCGGCGCGCAGGTCCAGCCGCTGAACCCCTCCGACGGGCAGACGACTCCCGTCCATACGCACGTGTACCTAGACGGGCGCAAGATCGCCGAAGCCGTCGGCTCCTACACCGCTGATCGGCTGGCCAGGGCATGACCGAGAAGCTCCGCTACCAGCACGTCCGGTTCCGCACCTACTCCCCGTCGAGCGTCCTCGACGTGCTCATGGGCGACGGTCCCGCGCAGATCTCCGGCGGGTTCGGCGGCTGGCAGGTCATCAAGCGACCGAAGCGCATCTCGCTCACCGAATGGCAGGGCGTCGATCCCACGACACAGACAATCCCGGTCATGTTCGACGGGTGGACGGATGAGCGCAGCGTCGAACCGGAGATCGCGCGGTTGGAGGCGATGAGCCGTGCGAGCCCCGGCGAGCTCGAACCGCCGATCGTCAGGATCGCCGGGCCGATCCACCACCCCGAGCTCGACTGGGTCATCAGCGAGATCCAGCACGGCGACACGATCCGCCGCCGGCACGACGGGCGCCGGGTTCGCCAGGCGTCGAGCGTGATGCTCATGCACTACATCGAGGACACGCAACTGACTGCCGCCAAGCGCCACCGCGGCCGCGACGACCTGACCGCCCGGTTCGGGCACCCCGCTCTGCATCGCACGGTGATCGTCCGGCGTGGCGACACGCTCCCGAAGATCGCGGCCAGGGAGCTCGGGAAAGCGTCCCGGTGGCGGGAGATCGCGACGCTGAACCACATCCGCGACCCGAAGCACTTGAAGATCGGCCAGAAGCTGAAGATGCCGCGCCCGCAGATGGGCGAGGTCGACAGCAAGGTGCAGGCCGTGCGCTAGAAGGGGGTGGCCGGGTGACGCTCAGCGACCGCCTGGCCGAGTCCTCGACCGTCGAGGAGATGGTGCGGTTCCCCGCCCTCGGCGGACCCGCGGGCCGGTTGCGCCACGAGCCCGACCCGGACGAGGAGCGCGAGTGGATCTGGCGCGACACCACCATCGGGCACTTGCGGCTCGACGGGAAGCGGCTGCACGTCAAGGTCGAGGAGGCCGTCACCTCGGCGGAGCTCGAGCGCACCATCGAAGGCGCCTCGACCCTCACGATCGTGCTGCACGACCAGGCTCGTGCCCTTGTCGACTCGGACCTGTTCAACAGCCGCGTGGTGGTCGAGATCGACAATCTCCGCTTCGCCCTCGTGAAGGTCGCCAAGCAGAACGACGACTTCACGCTCACCTTCGAGGATGACGCGATCAACCGCCTCCGCGGGATGCGCGGCCCGAAGCGCGCGTTCCGCGACCAGGTGACCCGCGCCGAGTTCGTGCGCAGCCTCATCCGCGACGTCAAGCACCCCGTCATCCGGTTCTACTGTCCGGAGGTCCATCGCCGCCAGCCGATCGGGAAGCGGGCGATCACGAAAGCGTCGCAGCGGATCACGCGGCGTCAGCGGGGCGTGCAACGCAAGTCCGGCTTCGGCCCGGGGGTGTCGTTCACGATCAAGGGCTCCCGCGCTAGCCCGAACCAGGTGCGCAACTGCGAGCGGGTGCTCGACGTCGGCGCGTCGATGGGCGCCACCAAAACGGTGCTGCTCGCGTCGATCATGACGATCATCCAGGAGTCCACCGCGGAGAACCTCGGCGGTGGGGACCGGGACTCCGCCGGGCTCTTCCAGCAGCGCCCCTCCCAAGGGTGGGGCTCCCACGCGCAGGTCACCGACCCGGAGCACGCGGCGCACTCTTTTTTCGCCCGGGCGATCGGGAAGTCCGGCTCCCCGGGGGCTATCTCCCAGAGCGTGCAGGGCTCCGCGTTCCCGCACGCCTACGACCAGTGGCGCGGCGAGGCGAACACGATCGTCGACGCCTTCCACGGCGGCGCCGGTAGCCCCGGCGGCCTCGACACGACGACCACGAGTCAGCGCGCTGTGCGCTACGCGTTCTCGGTCGGGCGCAATGAGGACTACTGGACGGCGATCAACCGCCTCGCCAAAGAGGTCCAGTGGCGGTGCTTCATGGTCGCCGGCACCTTCTACTTCATCGAGGACACAGAGCTCTACGCGTCCCGCGCCCGGATGCGGCTCTCCGAGCACAACCAGTCGGTGGACTGGATCAACTACGAGTGGGACACCGGCCATGCCGTCGCAGAGGCGACCGTCGAGTGCCGCGCGAACGAGTGGGAGGCACCGCCGGGCACCGTGGTCGAGATCACCGATCCGGGGCCGCAGAAGGGCCGGTGGCTCGTGAACACGATCCACCGCTCGCTGTTCTCCCGGCACGCGGAGATCAAGCTCCATAAGCCGATGGTCGCGCTCCCCGAGCCGGCGCCGCAGGTGGTGACCGTCACGAAGACGACGCACGGCGGTCTGATCGGCGGGAGCCTCCCGAGCGGCGGGATCGGCGCGACCAAGGGCAAGGCGGGCGTGATGCTCCGCAAGGCCACCGAGATCGACTCCCACAACTACCCGTACGTGTGGGGCGGCGGGCACAACAGCTTCTTCAGCCCGCCGTACGACTGCTCCGGTGGCGTCTCAGCCGTCCTGCACGCCGGTGGTCTGCTCGGGAGCCCGCTCACGTCCGGTGGGCTCATGAGCTGGGGGGCACCGGGCCCCGGGAGCTTCCTCACCGTCTACGCGAAGGGCGACCACGTCTTCATGCGGATCAACGGCCGCTTCTGGGGCACCAGCGGTTTCGCGCGGCCCAACGGCGGTGCGGGGTTCTTCAACCAGACCCCCGGCGCCTCCTATCTCTCCGCGTTCACCGTCCGCCACTGGCCCGGGCTCTAGATGCCCCGCCTCGACCAGCTCCTCCGCGACCAGCACTTCGAGCTCTCCCAGCAGCCCGTCGCGTGGAGCGCGACGATCGCCAACGCCCCGGCCAGCGTGTCCTCTGACGTGTTCGTCGTCATCTCCGCGATCGACCCGATGGCAAGGGTCGGGCCGTGCCCGTGGACACCGAGACCGATCGCGGGCGGCGTGCTGCTCCCCGCGGTCGGGGACTTCGCGCTCGTCGTCTTCGACGAGACCGAGCGGCCGTGGATCACCTGCTGGACACCGCACTGAACAGGAGGCCGCATGCCACCTCAGGTCCCGCACCTCCGAGTGCCGATCCGCTTCGAGAAGGGCCGCGCCGCGCTCGTCGAGCAGGACACCCAGGAGGAGATCGAGCAGTGCGTCGAAGCGATCATCCGCTACCCGCTCGGCTACCGCCTCGACCAGCCCGACTTTGGGGTCGCGGACCCCGCGTTCTCGCAGGCACCCGTCGGCACCGAGGACCTGGAGGCCGCGATCATGACGTGGGAGCCCCGCGCCGACGCGCTCCTCGAGGAGAACCCCGACTCGCTCGACTCGCTCGTTGACCGTATTCGCGTGACGGGCCGGGCGGACTGATGGCCGAGTACATCACCGTCCCGATCAAGACGGACCCCGACGACCTGAAGCTCGACGCCTTCCAGCGCCTCTCAGACCTCGTGCCCGGCTGGCAGCCGGCGGAGAGCAACTTCGAGACGATCCACATCGCGGCGCTGGCGGAGATGGTCGCCGAAGCGCGGGATGTCGCCAGCGACGTGCCCGCCGCGATCTTCCGGTACTTCGGGCGGACCCTCGCGCAGCTCCCGCCGATCGACGCGGTTGCTGCCACCGCCACCTCGACGTGGACGGTGAAGGACACGGCCGGCTACACGATCCCTGCTGGCACGTTGGTCGGGGTGCGCGATTCGGCGGGGAACCTGCTCGTGTTCGCCACCACACTGGACCGGGTCGTCCCGAACGGGCGGACCACGGTCGGCGCGGTCGCGCTCGAGGCGCAGGAGCCCGGGGCGGCCGGCACCGCGCTCGGGATCGCCGGCGCCCCGGTCGAGCTGATCGACGCCCTGGACTACGTGACTGCCATCACGCTCGTGGCGCCGACGTCGGGGGGCATCGACGCCGAGGATGACGACACCTACCTGAACCGCCTCACCACCGAGCTCCAGTTGCAGGCGCCGCGCCCGATCCTCCCCCGGGACTTCGCGGCGCTCTCTCAGAACATCCCCGGCGTCGGGCGGGCCCTCGCCTTGGACGGGTACATCCCTGGCACCCCTCCGCAGACCGGGCAGCAGCGCGCCGTGACCGTCGCTTTGGTCGACATTGCGGGCCAGCCGGTCTCCCAGGCGATCCGCACCGCAGTGCAGAGCTACCTGCAGGCGCGGCGCGAAGTGAACTTCCTCGTCTCCACGATGGACCCCACCTACACCCTTGTCGCGGTCACGTTCACGGCGATCGCGGGGAAGGGCTGGGACCCGACCGACGTGCACGACCGTGCCATAGCGGCGCTCCAGGCCTTCCTGAGCCCCGCGACGTGGGGCACCGTCGCGGCGGGCGAGGCGCGGCAGTGGATCAACGTGCCATTGGTCCGCTACCTCGAGGTCGCGACGGTCCTGAACAACGTCGCGGGGCTCGACTACGTCACCGCCCTGACGCTCGGCGTGCAGGGCGCCGCGATGGCCGCGACGGACACGGCGCTCGCGGGGGATGCGCCGCTGCCAGGGCCCGGCACGATGACCGGCACGCTCACCACGCCGTGAGACCCCTCGTAGCGCCCGTCACCGAGGAGCTCTACACGGCCCTCCTGCCGCTCGCGTGGGAGGACGAGCAGCACGACTGGGCGACCCTCAAGCTGCTCGAGGTCTCCGCGTTTCTGCTCCAGGAGATCGAGGACCTCGTCCGCGACACCCCAGCCGGGCCGGGATGGTCCGTCGTGATGGACGTCAACCGCGCCCCGGCGAAGTGGCTCGGGTGGCTCGCGCAGTTCGCCGGCGTGCAGCTCCAGCGCGGACTGAGCGACGCGGCGCAGCGCGCCCGAATCGCCACCACGGACGGGCAGCAGCGCGGCGCCCCCAACGCCCTGATCGGCGCGGCGCGGCAGTACCTGACGGGCGCGCAGACCGTGATCCTCCGCGAGAGGGACGGCTCGGCCTACCGGCTGACGGTCATCACCTACACCTCGCAGACCCCGAACCAGGCGCAGGCGCTCGCAGCGATGCTCGAGCAGAAGCCCGCTGGCCTCGTCCTGAACTACCTCGTGCTCACCGGGCAGGACTACACGACCCTGCGCGCGCGCAACGCGTCCTACACCGCGATGCGGTCCGCCTACGCCTCCTACCAGGTCGCACGCGACCTGCAAGCAGCCTGAAAGGGGAGCACCCTTGAGCGACACGGCCACCACGCAGTGGGACGCGCTGAACCAGCCCGCATGGCTCGATCATCTCCGGGCGAAGGGCGCGGAGATCGTCACCGCCGTCGCCGGGCTCCACGTCGAGTTCGTCGGCGAGGTCCGCCTGAGCGTTGACGGGGTGCCCGTCGCGTTGCGCTGGGCGGGCGAGGAGGTCACATTGGACGTCGGGACGCAGGATGGTGGCGGGTCGATGTACTCGTGGACGGTGCCGCTGAGCTGGCTCGCCCCCACCCCAGCCCCCACCCCGCCCGCGGTGGCGTAGGTCATGGCCACCACTCTGCGCTGGGGGCTCCGCTACCCCGCGCTCACCGACACCGCCGACGTCCCGAGAGACATCGGGAACCTCGCCACGGATCTCGACGGGGTCGCGTTCGACGATCAGGGCACCGCCGCGAACTGCCCGGTCTCGACGCCCCAGACGCCGGGGAAGAAGGGCCGCTACTACTGGGCGACCGACGCCCTGTTGCTCTTCCGCGACAACGGCACGGGGTGGAACACGATCAACCCGACGCTCGCGGTGGATGGCGCTCCCGGTGTCGGGACGCTCCGCACCCTCGGCTCCGGTCCGCAGCAGGCCGCGCCCGGCAACGACGCGCGCCTCACCGACCAGCGCACCCCGCTGGATGCGAGTGTGACGGTGGGGAAGGTCTCCCCGTTGCTCATCCCGTCGCAGGGCGCGTCGGGCAACGCTGAGACGCTCCGGGCGATCGGCACCGCGGCTGGGCAGGTCGTCGCGGGTAGCGATCCGAAGCTCACCGACCAACGCACCCCGCTCAACGGGAGCGTCACTCTCCCAAAGCTCGCGGCCGACGCAACGGCGAAGCTCGGCGGGGCGCGCTACTTCGTCACTGAGCCCGGATCGGACTACCTCCGTGACGGGGACAGCACGCCGTCGGGCAGCATCTTCTCGCTCATCTCCCCGGCCTATCAGCGGCGTCTCACCGTCTCCGGCGGAGACATCTTCATCGGCTTCTCGTGCCGGTATTCGGTGAGCAACGTGCCGCCCGGCCGAGCGGCCTTCGCGATCCTCGTGGATGGCGTGCAGACCGGCCGGATCGGGAACGCAGCGACAACTGGCATTGGCGAAACCGACGTCGAGTTCCGCTTCGCGATGACGCTGACGGGCATCCCGGCAGGTAGCCACCTCTTCGCGCTGCACTTCCGTCGCGTCAGCGGCGCGAACCGTTCGCAGATATGGGGGCCGGAGTTGGAGATCCGCGAGGTTCTGCCCGGCAGCGGGAACACCGGGACCGCTTCGTGAGGCGACGCATGCCGAACGTGATCCCGCATGGCCGCTGACCCTCGCACGCGGTACGACGACGACTACCTCGACTTGAAGTTCAAGGTGCTCGACGAGTACCGCGTCGCTGAGCACCGGGAGCATGAGCAGGTCCGCGCCGACATCGACAAGGTCCGCTCCGACATGCTCGCGGGGTTCGACGCGCTCCGCGCGCTTCACACCGCGCAGGAGGAGAAGCGCGAGACCGCCCGCAAGGAGGCGGTCGCCAGAGCGGTCGAGGTCAGGAAGACCGCTCGCCGCGACCTTCTGCTCGCGTTGTCGGTTGCCGCGGCGTTCCTCGGGGCGATCGGCGGCCTTCTGGGGGTGTTCTTGCATTGACCCGCCTTCATTCTCTTCTGCCAGTCGTCGGAGTGGCGTTGCTGCTCGGCGCGGCGGTCGTCCTCACGCAGCTACAGCTCGCTCGTGACCGCGTGAGCGCTTCGACCTTGCACGCCGCGCAGATCGGGTCGTGCCGTCGCGTCAACGTCCTCAGGGACACGGCCAACCATATCGCGCGCCGCCAGCTCACGTTGGTCGAGCTGGTAGCCACGCAGCGCACAAAGGAGGTCAGTGTGCAAAGGCATCTTCCCGGCTACCTAGCGAAGCTCTACCGGCTCCGCGCCGAGGCGACGTACGACCCGCTCACGGACTGCGAGCAGGCCGTCGATCATCCCTTGAGCTACGTGGCGCCCCGGCCCGTCCCGTTCATCCGGCGATGACCCGGCTCCGCGCGATCCTTCCGATCTTCGGTGCCGCGTTGCTGTTCGCGGCCGCCCTGGCTGTCCCGCGGGTGCAGATCGCCAGCGAGCAGGCCAAGCTCAGGGACACACAGGCGAGGATCAAAGACACGCAGGCACGGATCGCCGAGCTGGCGCAGCAACGCGCGGACGCCGCGGGGCACGCCGCCACTCAGGCCCAGAACGCGACCCGTCGCAACGCCCGCGCGATCAACGGGGTGCAGCACACCGCCACTCACGTCGTCAGGTTCCTCCGCGGCCAGCAGGGCTTCGCGGGGGTGCAGGGGCGCGGCGGCCAGCTTGGCGCTCCCGGCCCGCCCGGCACTCGTGGCCTCCCCGGCCCGTTCGGCCCGATCGGCCCGCTGGGCCCCACGGGCGCACCCGGGGCGAAGGGCGACGCCGGGGCGAACGGCAAGGACGGGGCCCCCGGAGCCAAGGGCGACACCGGACCGACCGGTCCCCCGGGCGGCACGGGACCCGCGGGACCACCCGGTCCTCAAGGCCCTCCAGGCCCGCAGGGGCCGGCACCGTCGACCGTGACTTGCACGCCGAGCTCCACCCCCGGCACCTTCACCTGCACCAACCCGTAGCCGCACCTCACCCCGAAAGGAGCCCGTCCGTGCGCTCCCTACTCGCAGTTGCCCTCGTCCTCCTTGCGTTGCCCGCGCTCGCGCTCGCACGCACGTTCGGCAAGCACTACACCGTCCAGTCGACCGCGTACACCGGGTCGGGTGGCGGCGGGGTGTTCTGCACCGGCCAGCCACCGCATTTCGGTGAGGTCGCTGTTCCCGGCCCCGGGCTGTACGGGCATTTGCCGTGCGGAACCCTCATCCATTTGGACCGTGCCGTTCATGGCCGCAGGTACTTCCGTGTCATGGACCGGATCGGATGCTGTTCCCAACTTGACTTCTACCTGCCGAGCGGCGCCGGCGCGTATGGGCGTCGCCGCGTCGGGTATCGCGTGGTCGTGCGATGACGCCTCGCAACTGCAAGCGCACGGGAGTGCGCCGTGAAGCAGCGTAAGGCCGCTATAGGGGGCCCCGACTATGGGCCGATCTGCCCGACATGTGGTGGTCCGAAGGCGAAGGCCGCGCATAGGTGTATGGGCTGCCGTAGTGCAGCCGCGAAGACCAGCGAGCAGGCATGCGGCTCACCGTCGGGCCATGCAACGTCGTCGCGGGATGACCGAGCAGGACAGCCGGTACGCCGAAGTCGTTCGTCGTGATCCGTGCAGCTATTGCGCGAGCCCAACCAGCGACCACGCCGACCACATCGTCGCGGTTGTACATGACAGTGAGCCTGGATGGACGAATCTGACCGGCGCGTGTCGTCGGTGCAACCACGCGAAGTCCAGCCGGGAACTGCTTCGTTTCATGCTGGCGGAGGTAAGCGGATGAGCAAGCCCAGCAGTTCCTTTCGGATGATCGACAACCGGCCGTGCCCTGAGCGGATTGCACCGTACATCGCGGTGATCACCAAGGGCTCAACGGTGAACAGCATCTACCGGGGGTCAGATGCCGCCGACCTTCTGCACAAATACGGCGCTCACACGCAGCGAGAAATACACGAGATGTACCCGGGGATCTCCAACCCCGAGGGCGAGAGCACGCACGACGGGCACAAAGGCGGCGCGTACCCGGGCCGGCCGACCGATCGCGCGGAGTGGTGGATGCAGGGCTGGGACGTCAACGACGGGGACGTTCAGCGTGTAATCGCCGCCGCTGGGCGCCGCGGCTGGCGCGTCTTCCGGCCGTACTCGCGCGGCGCCGAGTTCCACCACTTAAATTTTGCCGCGCCACCGCGGCCGCAGAACATCGGCCAACGCATCCGCCTGAACCTCATCCGCGCCCGCCTGCCCCGCCGGTAACAACCTCTTCGAAGGGAGGCGCCTGATGGCGTCACGCATCCTCGCGGCCACGGTCGCTCTCGTCCTCCTGCTCGCCGGTTGCGGCAGTTCGACGAAGCCCGCCGCCCCCATGGTCGGCCCCAAGCACGACGCTCCGAAGCCCGTGCAGCTCGCGCCACCGTGCCATCTCTCCCCGCAGGACGGCTCGATGGGTGCCTGCGCCCCGAAGCCACCGCTCGGCGCGCGTCTCGCCGCTCCGCGCGTCGCCGCTGGGAACCCGCACTTCGTGGACCTGTCGAACAACGACCCCGTGTACGGCGTCGGTGCCTATCGGGCGATGCGCGCCCACGGCTACACGGGCGCGATCTTCAAGCTCAACCAAGCGGGCTACATCGACCGCACCGCCGCCGGGCAGCTCGCCGCCGCCCGTCAGGCCGGAGACCGCGTCGGCGGCTACGACTTCGCGGACACCACGCAGGGCGCCAGCGCGACCACCGAAGCGCACATCTTCATTGGGCGACTCCGGGCGCTCGGACTGTGCGGCGGCCGCGGCGTGATCCCGCCGACGGGCGACTTCGAGTACGGCCAGATCACGCCGAGCTACGTCGTCACGTGGGTCGCCATCGTGCGCCACGCCTGCGGCCATGTCCAGATCTACACGGGGCAGTGGTACTGGAACCCGCACATCGGATGCTTCTGGCCGGGGGGCGTGCCCGGCTGGATCAGCGGCTACGGCGCGCTGTATCTGCCATGCGGCATCGGCGCTGACTTCCTTGCGCAGCAGTTCTCCGACCACGGCTACAACGGGCACAACAACACCGACGTCAGCGTCTACCTGCACGGCTCGGCGAGCTGGGATCGCTACACGAACGCAGGGCCGCCACCGAAGCCCAAGCCGCGGCCGTTGACCCCGGCGCAGAAGCGTCGCCTCGCGCACTTGATCGGTGCCCGCCAGCGTCTCCGCGGCCAGATCGTGGTCTCCGACCGGCAGGCCCGGCGGGAGATCCGGCACCTCCATGCCCTCAAGACGGAGGGCGATCACGTCAACCGCCTAATTCGGACCCTGCGCCGCTGAGCCGATGGACGCGCTGAGCGCTCACCTCCGCCAAGCGGATCTTGTCGGGCACCCGGAGAAAGCCAACGCGCTGCTGATTCTCCACTCGCAGCACATCCCCGCGAAGAACGTCGTGAGGGTCTACCCCGACAGCGTGCTGTATCTCGGCGCGGACGGGGCGCCGTACACCGCGTGGCTCCGCCGCGACCCGGCGAGCCTCACGTTGTCGATCCGCGTTGAGGCCGGGTTCTGCGCCGAGGAGGCCGCGTGAGCCTCTACGCCTGCGATCTGTGCGGCCACGAGACGACCGGCTACTCCAAGACCACGCTGCTCAAGCACGGGTGGAAGTGGCACGACGCGCAGCGCGGCCGGTTCATCGCCGTGTGCGGCGAGTGCTCCGGCCGGCTTGAACCCAAACCCTTGCAGGACCCTCAACCCTCATCGAGGAGGACCGTATGATCAAGCTCACACGGGGACGCATCGTCGCGTTTCTGACCCCATTCGTGTTCGTTCCGGCGGCCGCGTGGGCCACCGGGCTCGCCGCTCGGTACCTGCCGTTCCTGCCGCACTTCGCGGCCGGGCAGATCACCGCGTTCGAGGTGACTGGCGCAACCGCCGCGCTCGGCGTCGCGCTCCACTGGCTCCACAACAACGCCTGGTGGGAGAAGCACGGCGCCGGCCTCCTCGACATCACCGACACCCCGTCATGAGCGCTATCCGATCTGCGCCGATCAAGTTCACCTTCCCGACCATCGACATCATCAACGACCCGTCCTCGGGCGTCGCCGACGCCGACGTGAAGAAGTGGACGGCCGCACTAGCGAAGCAGCTTCACGAGGACTTCGGGCCGCACTGGGGGCTCGGCGCGCACCTGAACGCCGTCCCGCAAGGGCAGAAGGGGACCGCGGGGCACTGGTGGATCGTGCTGCTCGACTCCAGCGACGTCGCCGGGGCGCTCGGCTATCACGACCTCACCCCGCAGGGCCAGCCGCTCGGGAAGGTGTTCGCCGGGACCGACCGCCAGTACGGCAACTCCGTGTCGGTCACGCTCTGCCACGAGCTGCTCGAGATGGTCGCCGACCCGAACATCAACCAGACCGCGCAGCGCTCATCGGTCGCCTCCGGCGAGTTCTGGGCCTATGAGACGTGCGACGCGGTCGAGGCCGACTCCCTGGGCTACGAGGTCGACGGGGTCCTCCTCTCGGACTTCATCACCCCGCAGTACTTCGTGGAGCCCGCGATCCCCGGCGCGAAGTTCGACCACCTCGGCCATCTCTCGGCACCGTTCGAGATCGCCCCGGGCGGCTACTCGTCCATCTGGACCCCGGGGTCGGGGTGGGCGCAGAAGCAGGCCGAGCACGCGACCGCCAAGCCGGGGGAGCGCATCCCGGTCGACCCGGCCGCCCGTCCGCGCGTCGGTTCCCGCCGGGAGCGGCGCGCCACCCCGTCGAACGAGTGGCAGCTCAGCACCGTCGAGGCCGCGTCATGACTGACCTCAAGACCAACGCCGCACACACCTGGGCCGATCCCGAAACGCCTCTCAACCTCGCCCTCGCCCGCGACGAGCTCGGCGGCGTGACGCTCGAGCAGCTCCGTGACCTCCCGTTCGCGGGGCTCGCGCAGTTCAAGCAGGCTGGGAAGTTCCCGGCCGGCTACCCCGCCGACACGGCGATCTTCTACAGCCCACGGGACCCCGGCGTCCACGCCGTCGACGCGTGGGTCGGGATGCAGGTCACCCACTCATGGGAAGTCAACATGTACGGCATGGACGACCCCCTCGTGGCGGCGATCACGCGAATGCACTGCGAGAACCCGAACGTCCTCGTCGTGGTGAACCTCGACAAGTCGCAGGCGGGCGGGACGCACGAGAAACAGATCCTCAACGCGTACCTTCACGACCGGATCGGGAACTCCGTCGCGGTCGGCCATTCGATCAAAGGCGCGATCTCGCACTTGAAGCTGACGGTGGCGGACAAGCGCGTGAAGTCGGGCGGCTCGACGAACATGAGCCAAGGCGGCGAGGAGAAGCAGGACAACGAGCTGGTGGTCACCACGAACCCTCTGCTCGCGGCGGAGGCGTCGTCGGTGGTGGGCCTGAATCACGACGCGATGCTCGCCCAGATGGCGAAGGCGCCGGCCGCGTGAGACTCCGCCGTCTCGTCAACACCGAAATGCTCGAGGAGACCCTCGAGCCATTCAACGAAAGGATGGACCAACTCATGTCCCAGTTCGACGACTTGAAGGCCAGTCTCGACCGGCTCTCCACCGATCTGCCCGCCGCGGTGGATGCTCTCCACGGCGAGGTCTCGAAGCTCGAGGCCGAGGTGAAGGCCGGCGGTTCCCCGGACTTGTCGGGACTCAAGGCGCAGGTGGACAAGCTCGACGGGATCGTGAAGCCCGACGTGCCGGTGACGCCCCCGGTGACGCCTCCGGCTCCGCCTGCTCCGCCCGCCGGCCCGTAGTGAGGGTCCGTCTCCGCGTTTACGGTCGCCCGGCGCCGAAGGGCTCAAGGGCGACCGGAGTGCGGAAGGACGGCTCCCGCTACTCCCGGCCCGCGTCGAAGCATGAGAAGCCGTGGACGGAGGCGGTCCGCCAGGCCACGTTGATCGGCCGCCCGGAGGATGTGGGGCCGCCGTACGCGGTCACGATTGCGTTCTTCCACGTGCGGCCGGCCCGCCCGAAGTACGGGTGGCCGGTCAGCTCGGACGTCGACAAGCTCGTGCGCGGCACCCTGGACGGACTGGTCCCCCGGATTCTCTCCGACGATCGTCACGTCATTGACCTCAGGGTCCGCGAGTGCTGGTCGGACCTTCCGCAGGACGCGGGCGCCTTGGTGATCGTGGAGCGCGCCGAGCTGACCTCGGAGAGGGTGGAGGCCGTCAGGGCCGCTGCCTGAGCGATCTATTCATATCTGCATACCTTGGCTGCCTTCCCCCTCACTCGGGCGGCCAATGCGCGAATCCCCCGCTGCCGAACAGGCGCGGGGGTTTCGTCGTTAATGGCTCAGTACGTCCGCGCGCGGGTGCCGGTCAGCGCGAAGCCGTGGTGCTCGCGGTTCGCGCACCTGAGCACGCCGTCTCGGCGGGCGATGCGGCAGTTGATCGCGCCCGGCGCCTTCCCGAGCTTCACCGTCCCGCCGCTCATGTTGTACCAGCGGTCGTAGGAGAGGCGTGGGAGCCCGTCGTTCGGTTCCCCGGTCGCCCGGTAGCGGATCGGCCGGCCTTGCTCGAGGAGGCGGTAGACGCGCTGAGGACGTGCCTGGCGTGGGACGCATCGGAGGCCGTTGCCGCCTCGGGTGGCGTCCTGGAGCAGCTCGCAGTAGACGCCGCGGTGCGGGGTTGTGAAGTAGTCGACCGGTTCGAGGCGGGCGTCCGCGAGCGCCGGGACGGCGAGCATGGCCGCCGCGGTGAGGATGGTGGCGGTTTTCTTCATGGTGCTCCCCTGTGTAGTGCAGCGAGGCAGCCGTCGACGGCTACGGAGCGGAGCTCGGGCTGGAAGTCGCCGCTCACCTTCCTCGCCGCGGCGCTCGGGTCATTCGTGCCGGCGACGGCTTGCGAGCCGCCTTGGCACTCGGCGCGTGCGGCGCTGTAGGTCTTCGCTGCTTGGCCGCAGTAGCGCGTGTGTGCGATGCAGTCGCTAGCGGGCTTCGGCGGTGCGGTCGCGGCCTTGGGACGAGGCGGTGGCGACGGGCGGCGAGGCGCGGGGGCGGGTGGCTTGGGGGGATCGCTCGGGCGGGACGCGGTCGTGTTCTGCGTGGTGGTCGTCGCGCATCCGCCGAGCGCGAGGACGGCGAGTAGAGCGGCTGCGCGCCACGTTCTCGGGGCCGCTTTCCGTACCGTCGCAGGGCCAGGCGAGGGGCGGCTACCGTGGCGCGACGGTCGGTTGCGGAGCCCGTGACGGGCCGCTAAGGTTGGGAACATACGTTCGGGTCCGAGGAGGCGACGGGAATGCGCGAGCAGGGCAGCGAGGAAGCGGCGGCACTGTTCGACATCGCGGTGTTCATCCGTCGCCGTGCTGGTCTTCTTCCTCGCCCGTCTCTGGTTCGTCGGGGTCTTGAGCACTGGGCGGGGCGTCTTGAGCGTCGGGGCCGAGCACTTCGGGCCCAGGCCCGCGAACGCCGAACGCATCCCCGTCTGCGAGCGGTTCCCTAACCGCGAGGAGAATGTCGAGCTTCGCTTCGATCCGGTCGAGCTGGGAGGGGTGGGCGCTGAGCGCGCCGTTGAGGTCGGGCGTCTCACGCGCGGGCGCCGTGTAGAAGTAGCTCACGTCGGTCTCGAGCGCCTCCGCGATCTTCGGGAGGTACCGCTCGCTGGGTCGGTAGACCCCGCGCTCCCAGTCCGAGATGCGCTGGTTGCTCACGGCCGGGACGTTGATCCGGTCGGCTACCTCCCGCTGATTGAGGCATAGCTCCTCGCGCCTTGCTCGCATTTGGGCGCCGATCCGCACTGCGACTTCGCCCGCCATTGCTTGCAACCTAAGGCGCCGGAGGCGATCTGTCGTCGCCGTGTCGGTAGGGGACTTGACACTAGCGGGCATGTTGTTATAGAGTAGCGGTATGGCAACTACCGGCGCAAGTCGCAGTCTCGCCGCTACCGTCGGCGACAACATTCGTCGCTGCCGTCTGGCGGCCGGATTCACGCAGCACGACCTCGCGGTCAAGCTCGGCAGCTCCGACGCCATGGCGGTCAGCCGGTGGGAGCGCGGCGTCCATCGACCGAATGAGGAGAACCTCGTCGCCCTCGCAGAGCTGCTTGGCCGTGACGTCGCTTGGTTCTACTCGGAGTCTTCTCCCGGGACGGAGCGCGCCGCATGAGCGATCTCAGGGTGAAGCTCAAGGTCCGGGTCCGGCGAGACCTATCCGCTCAGCACTGCGTCCTCGATGTCTTCGCCGGCCCCGATGAGGATCACCTCGTCAACTGCGGCCGGTGGGTCGCTTGCGTTCGGAGGATCGGGCGATGAGCGCGCGACTGATCGAAGCCGCGAAGGCGGTCCAACCGGGCGCCCCCGGCGAGGAGCCGGTCGTCCCCTACGTGGCCCTCGTGCGCGAGGCCGTCGCTTCCCTGGTCTGGGGCTCCATGTTTTACCGTTGCAACGCCTGCAGCTTCGAGTGGGAGGTCTTTCTCGCGTTCGGCGTGGAGGGACCGTCGACGCTGCGCGAAACGGGACTCTACGTGGCGTCCCCGTTCGTCGTGGGCTCGTGCCCCGCCTGGCCGATCAAGGCGGATGCGACGGAGGAGGAGCGCGCGCAGTTGCGGCACATGGGTCGCTGCGAGGGCCGCATGAGTCACGTCGATTGGAAGCGCGACCGCGAGTTCAAGGCCGCGCAGCTCAGTCCTGACGACGCGCCGCGGTTTGTGCTCGACGGCTGGCACGGGTTGGCCGCGCTGCTGATCCCCACGCCGGCGCTTGTGCGTGCTCGGCGGTTCCACGCCGACCTCGCAGACATGGACGGCGCGCGATGACCCCGCCCGACCTTCGCCCCTTCCTCGATGACAAGTTGGTCGACACCCGCCTGAGCGCCCTCGCGGAAGTCCTGGCCGCTGACGTTGCCGCGTCGCAGGGTGAGCCGTTCCTCTCCCGGTATGGCCGGCTGTTGCGCGACCGGTTCTTCGAGGTGATCTCGGACGCGATCGTTGACGCGGACATCCCGTCGGCCGATGAGGTGGCCGTGTTGGACCGCGAGGCCGACTTGGAGGAGGGGATGCTGCGATGAGCGCCGTGCGGGTCTGTGACGGGTGCGGTGCCGAGATCGTCTATCGGGGCCGAGGTCGACCACGCCGCTGGTGCGAGGCGTGCGCCGAGAAGAAGCGCGCCTACCGCGAGGCCAACCGCGGTGAGATCGCCGAGAAGAAGCGCGCCTACCGCGAGGCCAACCGCGGTGAGATCGCCGAGAAGCAGCGCGCCTACCGCGAGGCCAACCGCGGTGAGATCGCCGAGAAGAAGCGCGCCTACCGCGAGGCCAACCGCGGGGAGATC